CAAAGTTTGGCAGGACTCAGGGATTCCTACGAGGATCGCAAGGATGGTGGCGACATAAACTTTTTCTCTGATGATAGGAAGGAAGATCTGAAAGAGATCAAGCGTCACATCGAGGCGTTTGAAATTGTCGCCAGCTACTACCAAGTCCCCGAATAAGGGGCAAGTGAGGAATCAAAGATGATTGTGACACTAAATCAAACTGAGCAGGAGCTGGCGCAGGTCATTGCTCAACGCCGCTACGAGGCAGCGAGAGGGCAAGGCCTGACGGATCTCAAGGTCGGTGAGCAATCGAACTGGGAGACTGACCTCGAAGGGGCTGCCGCAGAGATTGCATTCTGCAAGCTCGCCAATGTCTACCCTGACATGGAGACAGGCAGATCTAACATCGAGGACTGCTATCTCAAGAACGGCTATGCCGTCGATGTGAAGACCACCCGCTACGAGGGAGGCAGGCTTCTTGCTGTCAGGTGGAAGCGAGAGAACTCTGTCGATCTTTATGCGCTGATGGTCGGAACCTTTCCGAAGTATCGGCTCGCTGGCTTTATGAGGGCTGAGGATCTGATCCAAGAGGCAAGGCTCAAGGATTTAGGTAGAGGCCCGAGCTTTGCAGCCGAGCAGAGCGAGTTAATGAAACCGGATGATGTCATCTTTTAGAGGAGATAGATCATGGCAACCATCGACAATGAATCAGAACCTGGATCATGGAAAAGAGAAATGGAGAAGATGCCTTGGAGATTCAAGCATAGTAACTATGTGACTGTGAATGATGTGCTGGCAGCGATCAGGGCTAACGGCTTCTTCACCGAGGCCAACTTCATTGCAGAAGAAATACAACGATACCGAACACAGATCCAGTTACTCGAGGACAAACTTCGTGAATAGTAAATACTCAGCAGAAGAAATCCTGATACTTGCCCAGCAGATCATGAAAGATCGCGGCAGTCTTCGGGACAATGGGACAGAGCGATCGATGGAACGCATCGTTAAGGTCTTCAATGCGCTGACTGACAACCACCTCAACGAGGTGGATGGGTGGACATTCATGGTGGTGCTGAAGCTCTGCCGTGAGCGTACAGGTTCCGATGTCGATAACTGGGTGGACGGCGCAGCCTACATGGCGCTGGCTGCTGAGGCAGTAGATCGGCAGAACTGATTATGTTAAATTGAGTGGGCAACACCCGACTATCTCTTTTGCGTCTTTACTCCGTGGTCGTGGTGTCTTTTGGCCCGCTAGGTTTTCTGGCGGGCCTTTTTTTTGAGGATTTTTTATGCCTAGGAAGAAGAAAATAGATGACTCAGTGACGGTCAATCTTAGCGTTGATATGCCGAGGATCGTTACCGATGACAACTCTCCTGAGAGTCTCAAGCGCTGCCAGAAAACGATGGATTTTTTGGCGAAGGTCTGCGCCTTTATGATCTCTGAGAATAGAGATGCACAGGCCTGCATGAATATGATCAATCACATTCATGTTGTCGAGGAGAATAACGACATGATCATCGCCTTCAACTATGGTCACTACGACCTCGATCATTTCAGGGTGCTGATCTTCACACTGCTGACGGGCTACGAGGCAGACATGAAAGGCTATCGCTTGCATGTTGTGGAGCCGATTAACTTTGACGAACTTGAGAATGAAGAAGCCCCCCAGCTTGCCTGACTGTCGAGCCTGTCATTACTCAGTGGCTCATGAGTTCAAAGGTAAAGATGGCAGACGATCTTATGCGCTTTACTGCCGACTTTTCGAGGGCTATCTCTATGCCCCCTGCCCTGAATTTGTGTATGAACCTGGCACTGATATATCTGAGATATCAACATGAGCGATGCCTGTAAAAGTCAATTCCGTTATGGGTCAGTGTGCAGCGGCATCGAAGCAGCGACCGTCGCTTGGCATTCACTTAACTGGAAACCTGCATGGCTCAGCGAGATTGAACCGTTTCCATCTGCTGTGCTAGCACATCACTATCCTCATGTTCCCAACTTGGGTGACATGACAAAATTTGAGGAGTGGCCTGATGAATCAATTGACCTTCTTGTCGGAGGAACCCCATGCCAAAGTTTTAGTATCGCGGGTCTTCGCCAAGGGCTTGCCGACCCAAGAGGCAACCTTATGCTTACCTTTCTTGCAATCGCTCAACGTCAGCGGCCTCGATGGATTGTCTGGGAAAACGTCCCCGGCGTTCTGTCGAGCAACCGAGGACGGGATTTTGGAACCTTCCTCGGGGCGTTGGGGGAGTTGGGGTATGGGTTCGCATACAGAGTGCTGGACGCTCAGTGGTTCGGAGTGGCCCAACGACGCCGCCGTGTGTTCGTTGTCGGATACCTTGGAGACTGGCGACATCCCGCCAAGGTTCTTTTTGAGTCCGAGAGCGTGTGCCGGAATACTGCGCCGAGCAGAGAAGCGGAGAAAAACTCTACCGCCAGCGCTGAACATGGCGCTTCAAACGGTGGCATCCCAGATGTAGCACAAACCCTATCATCGAGAGATTACAAAGGCCCAAGCTGTGGACGAGATGGTTTGGTTGGAAATCCAATAGCGGTGGCGAGTCCGTATGTTGGCGGTGTTGACTATGAAACCAATGCACACACGATTGATGAGCCAACAGGCCCATTGTTAAAAGGATCAGCTACCGGCGGCGGCAGACCGCTTCCAGCGGTTGCGACTGCGATGCAAGTACGTCGCCTCACCCCCGTGGAATGCGAACGATTACAAGGTTTCCCAGACAATTACACCAACATCCCTTGGCGTAAAAAGCCGGAGTCACCTGATGGCCCACGATACAGGGCTTTGGGAAACAGCATGGCTGTACCCGTCATGCGGTGGATTGGGAAGCGTATAAAACAAATGGATGAATTAGGTTTATAATATGTATTGACATATAGGAGACGGTCATGGCCTACACCAAACCTGGACTGCGTGAGCGGATCAAAGACAAGATCATGAATGAGAACGTCGCTGGCACGAAGTCGGGCCAGTGGTCAGCGAGGAAGAGCCAGCTTCTCAAGAAGCGCTATGAAGAAGCAGGCGGCGGCTATCGAGGAGGCAAGACCAAAGCCCAGAAGTCGCTTAGTAAATGGTCTAAGCAGGACTGGCAGACCAAATCTGGCAAGCCTTCCTCGAAGACAGGGGAGCGATACCTCCCGAAGAAAGCCATCACAGCCCTCTCCTCTGAGGAGTACGCCCGTACCACCGCTGCCAAGCGTAAGGGTAAAGGCAGGGGCGAACAGTTTGTGAAACAACCCGAGTCGATTGCCAAGAAAACAAAACGCTATAGGACGTAAAGATGCCAAAGCAAGTAAACGAGGATCGAGTCCTCATCTTCCGTTGCAATGATGAAACAATCCTGAAGATCAAAGCGATCGCTGCCTATGAGGGCAGGTCAGTGTCCTCGCAGATCCGCCACATGATCGAGGACTACCCCCTCAAACCCCGCTTCATCAAGGCGGCGAAGGTGGCTCTCAAGGAGAACCCTGCCGCTAGACCGAAGGAGATCATCGCTAAGGCGCTGGGGATCGAACCCGCTATGCCTGAGCCTCCCGAAGATCAGCCGCCTGTAAAGCCTCCTCAGCGCGTTCAATGGTGGAACGAACCGACTCCGGCGCACGACGACTCCCAAGCGTGAGGGTGGGATTGAAGTAAACCTTAAGGCAATTTAGACCCATTCTAAGTTGCTGAATGGGGCTTTCGATTTCCCGAATGACGGTCATCCAGACCGCTCGATAGACCTTCTCTGAAACATTGCGCTGAAGGTAGCGATCCGCTGAGAGGATGGCTAACGCCCGAGGCGCACGGTTCCCGACCGTCATCTGCACTCGCTCAAGCTGCATCGAGGCAGGGTACATCCCTGCTCGGTGGGCTAACGCATGGAAGGCGCAGGCCGCATCGTACTGATCCAGATCAATGAGCTTGAAGTTGTAGAGGCGGTCAATCAAACGCTGGTCGGTCACCCGCCCACGCAGGAACACCCCGTCCTCGGACTCAAGGCGCACCGTGTGACGACGATGCAACTCCTTTGAGCCGAGTTCGTTGGCGATGAGTCCCCGAGTTTTAGATGTTCCAGTCAAAGTTATCAGGCACTTGTGATGTAGCAACCTGCCTATCAGACCACCGAGAACACACGGGGTCAAATGCTAGATTCGCTGATCCCATCTTGCCGAGCCACTGCCATCGTGCTTTCCACACATGCGCTTCGGGGCCATCGTCTGTTCTCACCACCGTTAAACCCAAGTCTGCCTTGGCAAACCATGACATCGACTTCGCTACATCAAGGCCCGTCACCACCTTCTGAGTGCGATCCATGGGCTTGGCAGGATGCGCGACAAAGAACACATGAACACCCGATTGTTTGGCGAACTGCTGCACCTTGGTCAGCATCTGGTTGATGGCATCTGTCTCGAGACGGTCTCGGTAATCCACCTCAATGAAATTGTAGGGATCGATGACCAAGATTCGGATACCCATCCGCATCACGGCAGCTCTCGCAAAGTCCAAGATGCCATCGATATCTGCTGGCGCACCGGCCATGTAGTCCATGAACACGAAGTGATCGTTGATCCATGCTTTAGCTTGGTCACGTTCCGCAGGGGTCATGCGGGGAGTGCGACCTTCGAAGAAGGGTTTGCCCGTCACCTTCGCACAAAGCTGCGCCATGTGTAGGTGAGGCGGCTTCTCGAAAGAACAGAAGACGGTCTTCCAACTGTGGTTCTTCGCAGCATTGATGCAGACCTGATCGATGAGGTCTGACTTGCCGCTGCCAGGAAAGCCTGTGACCACGGTCATCATCGCCTCTGAGATGTTCATAATTTGATCGAGCGAGGGGATGCCCGTGTCGATGCCTTTGGCATGGCCTTCGTTGTAGAGATCCTCGAAGCGCTGGGAGTAATGCTGGGCGTCGAAGAGTCCCGCCAAGGGGACAGGACGGGCTGCGTTAAACGCCGCTGAGAGAGCCTCTGCGCCGTGTTTAAGGAAGGTATCGTTGGCATCCTTCTCAGGCAGTTCAATCCGCCAGCATTTCGCCTTGCCAATCCTGCGGGATAGCTCCTCGATGAGGGCTTCTCCTGCGGTGTCGGCATCAGGAGAGAAGATGATCTTCTGGCATTTCCCGAGCAGCTCTTGGGCTTCCCAGACATAGGCAAAGCGACGATCTTCAGTGGGATCAATCGCCCCGTCCTTGACCTTCTGCGGTGCGCCATTCGGGACACTGACCACATGGGCATCGACCCCTGCTGCCAACCAAGTCAGCGCATCAATCTCCCCTTCGCAAATGAGAAGCGGCTTACTGCCATCTGCCTGATCAATATTCCAGAAGCTAGAGCAGACTGCCTGCTGACTGAAGTGCTTGTCTTCATCGGCGCTACGCCATTTAACGGCAACGATCTTGCCGCCTTCTCGATACGGAAATCCAATGGCAGGGAGACTCCCTGCTTGAGAGAATCCCCAACGACCAAAGACACAATAGTCCTTGGCGGTATCCTCTGGAATACCTCTTGCTCGAAGATAGGCTAAGCCCTGCGCCTTATCCTCTGCATCAAGGTCGGCCAGCACAATCTCTGGCTTCGGTTGCTTGGGTGTCACTCCCTGTCTAATCGGCGTGACATTACTTTGAAATCTATCCATACCACCTGCTACCCCACAATGCCAGCAAGTCCAACGAATAGATTGACTCCCCACAAAGACCGACAAAGGCCGGTCATGGCGGTGCTTAGCTCGTGTGTGCTGGCAAACAGGACAAGCTATCTTGTGCTGCCCGTCATCGAGATGGCGAACAGCCAGAGCAATGGTGTCATCTTGATATGAAATCTGAAGCATGCGTCTTCCCCTAAGATTGAGGCTTCATTTTTAAACGTGAAAATTATTTTTGCAAACGGTTTATTTGTATTCACAAACGACAAACCCCCTTTCGGGGGCTTGCGTCCTACCAGTGAAGTAGGTATTGTGACTGCGGGAACAGCAGTGAGAGATAGGGTAGAGTAGTGATCTACTCCTGTCAAACACTGTATCCCCCTATCGTTCTGGTCGGGGAAACAACGCGCAGTACGATTTGTATTCAGACCGGGGTAGCAGGATTCTGAACGCGCAGCGTTAGTCAGGAAGCGCGAACTGCAACAGGGTAACCTGTCAAAAGTTGCTGACAGCGGGGTGGCTCCGTCAGTCATCTTCTGCACGATCGGACGTAGGCTTACTCCGTCTGTACCGTGCAGGGTTCACCATCAGTCATCGGGTTTTAGATACTAGAATAGATATCTATCCTAGGTATTTCTTCATAAGTTCTTTAGCCTTTCTTCTTCTAATTCCTACAGGAAGTTTTAGGATCTGGGAATAGAACTTCTTCATCATGGAAGAGTCTAGCTCTGCTTCCATGCAAGCTTCGTCGAAGTCAGAGGATCGCATCCAGCGGATAGCATCGTCTCGGATGTCCGCCTCCTCAGAGGCGGCATCCTCTATGGCTTGAAAGATCACCTTCCTAGCAATCTGACTCGTTCCAAAAAACACCGAGCTTATCCTTGAATTGTTCCTTAAAGAGGGAGAGTGAACAGATGAAGAGTTCTGCCCTGGGGTTTTCTTTATCCAATCCCCACATGACAAACCGGCATTTCACCTGTCGGTCGTTAGTGTAAATCCTTTCCTGTAGGAGATCGAGGATGAGGGACTCATCAAGATCAGGCCGCCTTGAGGCATAGTAGATCTTAGCCCCGAAGAACAAATCCCCTTCGGCAAGTTCCTCTAACTTCGGAACCTGAAGTAAAAAACTTTTAGCATAATCAAGGGCTTTGCTGCTTTTAATAAACCTCGGCCTGCCCCCAAGACTGACCAGCCTTCGGGAGTTGGCTTTACTGGCAGGCTCTCCGAGGACAGTGCCTTCCCAAAAAAAATTATTGCTTTCGAAAGATTTTTTCTGTATCATCACTAAAACCTAATAGGACGCGCCATGAAGAAAGAGTACACCAAACCCACCTCGCAGGTGGTTGAAATTATCAAGGCCATTCTACTTGAGTTATCTCATCGTAAAGAATCTGGGTACTCGATGAGGCTAAATCTAGAGAAAGACTGTCTGAGTATCGATCAGGAGATAGACGATGAGGTCAAGGTAGTGATGCCTGACTTACCTTTTGATTCTGTTATTGAGCTAGGCCCCGATGTGATTGTTGATCTTGTAACTAACCCAAACTTGAGGAAAAAATGAAAGCCAAGAAAGCCAAAGCGAAGAAAGCCCCTGTTAAGACCAAGGCTAAGCGTAAGAGCGAAGCGACTGCCGATGGGTTGATGAAAATGAATGTCGGTAACGGTGTCATGATTGAGACCGGCGCTTCCAAGAAAGA